TCTGAAGAATCTGAGGATAATGATTCAGAACAAGTATCTTTGATTACACCTGGGCGCCTGTACGTATCTGTAGTGAGCTCAGATAAGATAGGCGATTTACGAGATTCCGATACCCTAGGAATCCATAATGTGCGCACCCACACATTATCAAGTGAGGTTAGTGAACCACAATGGTTCGCCAGTTGCTCCACCGAGGCTGTTCGTTACTCCGTGGTAAATACAAAAAATCATGTCCCAGATTGGTTGTCTTTTTGGGAAAGTGCTCCATCTAAAAATAGTTGGGGGGCCGGTTGCTCATCCGAGGCCGTTAGTTACTCCGATGAAAACAAATCCTATGTAGGAACTGTCACTACATGGGTTAATCAGGCACCAGCTAGTGGTGTTAACCTGATTAAATGGCTACAACACGTGGATTATGAATGGTTAGACACTGCATATAACCATCTGCGTGTTGTAGAGCAGTTAAAACTTGCTGCTGGTTATTTCTACTATGGAGTAGAGTTGACAAGTCCCTATTATTTTTCATGTGCATCTCAACTTAATGGGTGCAATGGAGAATGGACTAATAGTGATGATCTAGACGTTGACAACACCAAAAAGAACGCTTATAACAACAGGAAACGACAACAAAAAGAAGCCAACAACAAGAAACTTCATGGCAAGGCTGCTGATGGTAAGCATAGTAAGGTGGAATTTGGTCCCCCAGAACAGGTCACTGCCCAGACGGAGATCAAGAGTGAGAAACCTACCATTACTTATTATAGTGTTGGAATTAATCCTATCCCAGGTGCCATTTATCAGTATTTGGATCTGACGCCCACATTGAAACCGTTAATTGAAGGTTTTATAGTGGTTCCTGAGGGTCAATACAAGGGATGCATATCTGGATCTGGATGGTTTGGAGTTAGTTCAGATAATAGCAAGAACAAAGAACTAAGGTGTGAACATGCTACTAAGGAGTTTCACCTTGAAGGGTACAGAACACTGGATAGTAACAAGATTTGGGTTGAGCACCCAGCACAAACATATCAAGTTTATATGCCTTTATTTACATCTCTGAACAAGCAATTCCGCACGTCGGTACTTGATAATCCCGTTCTTAATGCTTTAAATGCTAATAGTAAGCTTGGCTTGACGTGTTCATTGGTCGAGGATAGCACGTTCAACTATATAGTGCACCTAACTCATTCTAAGCATGCCTTACGTTTGGCTCAAACATACAATAATGTCCTAGTTACAAATAATTCCCAGTTGATTGGTCGAATAGATTCAGGGTATGCTAATTCCATACTCGAGTCAACTACTCTAGTTGATCATCATAAACCTGTACAGATACCAGATGATGAATATGATGGAGAGGTTGATTGGGAAGTTAGACACGATGTGAAAATTGTTAGTGTGGCAGGAGATGTGGATGTGGTTTATGGCACTGACGGTTGTGATATTCAGGAACTTGGCGATGATGATCAGCCTGTAGCTATGCCATATCATAAAATAGCTGATGGCGGGCGTTTCTCCAAATTATCTTTTAAAACGACTGACAAAGGTTGTAAGTCGCGTCATCGCACTCGATATTTCACTTTCAAAGGGCGTCACCAAAAACCAATGGTTGAGTATTCGAATTCTAATAA